GTGGTTACTGATAGAAATAGTCTATTAGAGAAGCTCAAAGGTATAGATAAAGATAAATAATAATATAGAACAGGATCAATGCGCAATGAGATCATTTAAAACATTACTAAACGAGTCTAAAAAGACTTACGAATTTAAAATAGGTGTAGCAGGACCTTTACCAGAAGGTTTTGAAGACTCCATGGAAACTTGTTTGAGAAAGTTTAAAGTATTAAACATGACTCCTGGCAAGAAGACTCCAATACAAGAACGTCCATTAGACTTTCCACAGTTACAGAATATGGAAGTTACTTATTTTGAAACAGAGTTAGAATATCCTAGTACTAGTCAAGTGCTACAAGAATACGTTGCACGTTGCTGTGGTTGTGATCAAGCACATATTATTGTACGCAATGCAAATGATCCTAGAGAAGAGTATCAAGAAATGAAAGACGATGCTCCGTATGATACTAAGTTAACTACAGAAGACATGGGCGGGGAAAGCGCACAGGATTCAGTAGCTGGTAACAGAGTAATGAGTCTATTACAAGAATTAGAAAAAGATCGCAAAGAAAATGAACACAGTGGTGCGGAAGGTGCTCCAGTTGGAGAGTCAACAGATATCGGCGATGTAGAAAATACTAAAGCAGTTGTGGGAGGCTGATAAAATGAATATGAAGAAATTAATTGAATCAATGGATCACATCGAGGAATGTGGAATGGGAGAAGGTCCTATGGGAATGGCTCCACCAATGGCTCCAGAGGTGGACAAAGGCAATCCAGTAACAGTAAATGTTAGTATGAACGCAAGTGGTAAAGAACACGTTGCTGATCTACTAGACATGATGAAAAATGCAGGACTAGGTGCCGCAGAAGAAGTTGGACCTAAAATGCTTTCACCACGTATGGATATGGAACGTTTGTCAGCAATGATGGGCGGGCCAGAAATGGAAAATACACAACCAGGAATGGAACCAGATCCAGATACTGATGACGAAGTTACAGAAGGCGCTACAAAAGCTATTATTGATATGGTTGCTAATGCAGACGATCCATCACAAATGGTAATGGATTTAATTGCTAAAGGCGGACCAGAAGGCAAGTACTTATACGGTGAACTAGAACAGTTAGCATCTGAGCAAGGTAAAACATTTAACAATGCTGAATCTGAGCCAGAGGAATTTGTAGATGAACTATTAGCTAACATGGGCATCGAAGAAGGCGTTGAAACTGAAGATATGTCCGACGAAGGAACTTATACTATTAAAGTAAAAGGCAAGAATATGGCTAGCCAAGATGAGCTTGCTAGACTTGCAGGTATGTCAGGCAGTTCAGATATTGATGTTGATGAAGCTGGAGACTATGCTAATGAACCGGACCCACAATACGGTGACATGAGCGATGCTATTCCAGATGGTAACGATTTGAATCGCAAGAAGAAATCATACGCTGCTACACAAGATGGCGACAACCCAATGGCTGTTGAAAACATCAAAGCAGCATTATACGCAGCACTTACTGAAAAGAAAAAGACTATGGTTAAGGGACCAGACGGAAAAATGGTTCCAGACTATGCAGCAGACGGCAAAGGCAAAGACGATCTTTCTAAAGGTAAAAAAGATACCAAGACTGCTGAAGGACGTGGTAAAGTAATGGCCGGACGTGGTAAAGTAATGGCTGGACGTGGACGTGGTAAAGACAAGCTAATGGCTGGTCGAGGACGCGGCAAGAAAAAATAATAATTCCTACTGATGGAATGAACGGACCAAATAGGCTCTTCGGAGCCTATTTTCTTGAGTAAATAGTTGTATGAAAAAAGACGACATTGATTGGGAAGCATATTTTGATCACATAAAACCAGTGTGTCCTTGGAGCGCAGCAGCATGGAAAAAGAGTGAAATTAAAATTACTCAATGGACAGGCAAATGGGAACATCTAGGCAATAATCAAGCTATTGTATATATAGTACCTAATTATAATCGTAGACGTCTCAAAAAACTTTGTAGTAAATTAGATGTTAGTTTAGAATACGAATGGCTATGGAGTGAACCTAGATATGGAGAATATGCTGCTCCTACGCATATTTTAATACAGCAAGATAGACGTAGGCTATTTGACCTTAGGTTCGATACTGGTTATTATGATGATTTAATAGGGTAAATACAGTATGGCAGCATCACTCGACGGCGTCTTAATTAAGAAAGCCAATAAACAAGAAACTTATACCAACGAGCAAGTTGAAGAATTGATGAAGTGCATGGATCCTGACGACGGATACTTACACTTTGCAAGATCATTTGCATTCATTCAGCATCCTGTAAAAGGTAAATTGTTGTTTGATCCTTACGAGTATCAGTTGAGTTTGATGCACAGTTATCACAACTTCCGCTTTAACATTAATATGATGCCTAGACAAACAGGTAAAACTACATGTGCTAGTATCTATCTAGCATGGTACGCAATGTTTAAACCTGATCAAACTATTCTTGTAGCAGCACACAAATACACAGGTGCGCAAGAGATTATGTCACGCATACGTTTTGTATATGAAAGTTGTCCTGATCATATTAGAGCAGGTGTTGTAAGTTATAATAAACAATCAATTGAATTTGAAAATGGATCACGTATTGTAGCACAAACTACAACAGGCAACACAGGACGTGGTATGAGTATTTCGTTACTATACTGTGACGAGTTTGCATTTGTTATGCCTAACATTGCAGAAGAGTTTTGGACTTCAATATCACCTACACTAGCAACAGGTGGTAGAGCTATTATTACAAGTACGCCTAACAGTGACGAAGATACATTTGCTACTATTTGGAAACAAGCTGAAGAAAAGTTTGACTCACACGGCAATGAACAAGAATTAGGTACTAACGGCTTTCACAGTTATGTTGCTGAGTGGCACGAACATCCTGACAGAGATGACAAGTGGAAAGAAGAAGAAATTGGTCGCATTGGCGAAGAAAAGTTTAGACGTGAATATGGTTGTGAATTCTTAGTATTTGATGAAACATTAATTAATAGTTTAAAACTTAGTGTTATGGAAGGTAACTCACCTTTATTAAACATGGGACAAACACGTTGGTATAAGAAACCAACTAGCCAATATACATATGCAATTGCACTTGATCCTAGTATGGGTACAGGCGGCGACAATGCTGCTATACAAGTATTTGAATTGCCCAGTTATGAACAAGTAGCAGAGTGGCAGCACAATCAAACTGCTATACCAGGACAAGTTAGAGTACTTGCAGACATATGCAAATACATAGAACAATGTACAGGAAACACAAACGGTATATACTGGAGTGTAGAAAACAACGGAATTGGCGAAGCATGTTTGCTAGTTATTTCTGACTTTGGTGAAGAAAATATACCTGGACTATTTGTAAGTGAACCAATGCGTAAAGGACATGTTAGAAAGTTCCGTAAAGGATTTAACACTACACACGGTACTAAAATTACAGCATGTAGTCGCTTAAAGACTATGGTAGAAAATGACAAGATGTCAATTAAATCTAAACCACTAATAAGTGAACTTAAAGGTTATGTTGCAACTGGCAGCAGTTTCCAAGCTAAGTCTGGTATGACAGATGATTTAGTAAGTGCTACACTATTAGCATTAAGAATGATGGCTGTACTCAAAGATTGGGATCCAAGAGTGTACAATACATTCACACAAGCAGAAGATATGGAAGATTATGAAGCGCCTATGCCAATCTTCATTAGTACAAACTTTTAACTAGGTAGATAAATACAATATGCAAGAATTTGACACAATAAGCGACGACCTATTTAATAAGATTAGAGGAAGATTTCCGGAAGTTACAATCGGTAACGAGTCTGGAGAAGTTACTAATGATCCTATGCAAGCTCGTTTCTTTGATTTTGACTACAATGGTCTTGGTAAAGTAAGCGTAAGTTTAGACGAAGACGAAGGTTTGACTGTTATATACAGTAAAGATTTTATAGAAGGTCAAGACGATATGACCAAAGATGCGTGGTACGAATTTCTAAAAGAACTGCGTGTATTCAGTAAAAAGCGTATGCTAAACTATAGTGTAAGAGATATTACAAAGTCAAATTTAACAAAAAGAGATTATAAATTCCTAGCAAAGAACCCTGAGGACGGACAAATGACAGAATCAAAACTGTACGGTACTAGCCGTATTAGCTATCAAAAAGTAGGCGAAGCACGTATTGTAATTAAGCACACAGAAGGTATTAACCAAGAAAGTGTAACAGGACGTACACAAAAAATTGGTAAAATTTATATTGAAAGTGCTGATGGCGAAAGATTCCGTTATCCATTCAAACACCTAAGTGGTGCTAGAGCAATGGCAAGACACGTTGCTGAAGGTGGAAACACATATGATGATTTTGGTAAACATATTGTAGGTTTATCAGAAGAGATGGCAAAATTACGCAAGTTTAAAAACTACATGGGTCGTTCAGCTGTAATGGCAGAAAGTCTCGCAGGGTATGTAGATGTTGTTAAAGAGCGTATTGCTACAGTTAAGAAAACAATTGGATCACTTCAAAAACCAGCATACTATGCAGAAGCATTTGCAGCATTTGAAACACCAATGATGGAAGATGTACCTACAGACGTTGCAGAGAATTGGATTGACCAATTAACTATTAAACAGTTTAACGAAGAACTAGCAGATGTATTTCCATACATTTATAACCTAGTAAGTGAAGCAAGCAAAGCAAAATCACTAGGACCAGACGATTTAGAAGAAGTAGCAGGACCAGACAAGTGTTGGGATGGTTACAAAAAAGCTGGTACACAAAAAGGTACTGGAAAGAACAAAGGCAAGCGTGTAAACAAATGCGTTCCAGAAGAAGCAGAACTAGAGCAAGGCTTTGAAGAAATGATGGGCCAGTTTGCAGAAGCCAAAGACTGCGATGATTGCGGCTGCGCACCTTGCGAATGTGACACAACAGAAGCAGAAGTAAGCGAAGCATATATTAACACAAGTAAAGATGCAGTTGACGTATTAGGCGCACTACGCGGCAAAGGAAAAGCAATTGAACGTGGTCAAGATGACGATCAAGGCAACTTAGCAAATCAGTACGTAAGTGATGTATGGGACGTATATTCATTTATTGAAGCAAGAACAAATGGATTTAGTGGACTAGACAAAAATGCTAAAGCAGCAATCGATGCAATGATGAAACTACGTGGCGAAGCAAAGAAACTAGAAACTGAGCCAGGTTCGGGCAAAAATGCACGTTTTGGTAATGCTATTGTAACTGTATTGTATCCTGTAATGGAATATCTAAATACAACAGACTTTGATAGAAACAAAAAAGAAGACGACACAATGGACGTCAAAATTGATAAAGACGGCGCAATTAGTAAAGATGATGGTCACGAAGAAAAAGAACAAAAGACTCCATTAGGCGAGTTCATCCTATCATACTTTGATAGAGAAAATGGAGCATTTCCAAAAGGCGAAACAGCAGTACTAACAATGGTCGAAAAAGACTACGGCGAAGAGTATATTGAACCAGCAAAGCAGTTTATTGAACAAGTAACTGCAAAGTTTGAAGAGTGGGAAATGCGCACACAGCCACAACAAATGGAAGATGAAGTAGACGAAAACTTTACACAGGCAGCAGCAGCAGCGGCTAGAGCACATAAGTCAGAGTTTGAATATCCTAAAGGATCAGGCAAAATGCACCCTGTAAAGATGAGTAAAGGCACAGCACACGAAATAAACGACGATTATGACAGAATTCGTGAGTTAGCAGGACTACGCTAACCCACTTATAAGTTTTTATGTATTTTCTTTAAAAAAACACTTGACAAGAGTTGTAAATCAGTATATAATTAATACTGTGCTATAACACAAAAAGGCACATGTAGCAATAACGCTACAGAACATAGGCATAACATTGGAGGCATTAACTATGGCATCATTAGCAGAAATTCGAGCTAAACTTAAAGAACAAGAGCAACGCTCTTCCGGTGGCGGACAATCACAAGGTCCAAACCCAATTTACCCATTTTGGAATATTAAAGAAGGCGAGTCGGCAACGATGCGTTTCTTACCTGATGGCGATCAAGACAACACTTTCTTCTGGAAAGAACGTTTAATGATCAAACTTCCTTTTGCAGGCGTAAAAGGTGAAACTGATTCACGTCCAGTACAAGTACAAGTACCGTGTATGGAAATGTATGGCGATAGCTGTTCAATCCTACAAGAAGTACGTGGTTGGTTTAAAGACGCAAGTCTAGAAGACATGGGTCGTAAATATTGGAAAAAGCGTTCATACGTATTCCAAGGATTCGTAACTGATAATCCGTTAACTAACGACGAATCACCAGAGAATCCAATTAGACGTTTCATTATTGGCCCACAGATCTTTCAGATCATTAAGGCAGCATTAATGGACCCAGACATGGAAGAATTGCCAACAGATTATACTGCTGGTGTAGACTTCCGTCTTAATAAAACGTCAAAAGGTGGTTATGCAGACTACGGCACAAGTAATTGGGCACGTAGAGAGCGACCATTAGCAGATAACGAGATGGCAGCTATTGATACTCATGGTTTGTTTAACTTGTCAGACTTCCTTCCTAAAAAGCCTGATGCAACTGCTATTAAAGTAATGCAGGAGATGTTTGAAGCGTCAGTAGACGGTGAAGCATATGATCCTGATCGTTGGAGTAATTACTTCCGTCCTGCAGGTATGCAAGCACGTACAGGCGATCCGCAAAAAGCGGCATCACCACAAGCAACGGCTGTTAGCCAAAGTGCTCCAGTAGCACCGGCACCGACTCCAGCACCTGAGGCAGCACCAGCGGCAGCACCAGTAGCAGAGACAGCACCTGCAGAAGCAGGCGGCCAAGGCGCAAGCGACATTCTAGCAATGATTCGTTCACGTCAAGGTTAATAAACAAACAACCTCTACTAGCTAAACCACAGAGCAGAGATTCACGGTTTACCTGTCAAAACTCTATTGCTAGTAGAGGTGCTTTTTAAAATAGGAGAAAACATGGCTAAATCATTTGATGTTAGTAAGTTCCGTAAGGACTTGACAAAAAGTATCTCAGGCATGAGTGCTGGATTTAATGATCCTACTGATTGGATTTCAACAGGATCATATGCGCTAAACTATCTTATCTCAGGAGACTTTCACAAAGGTGTTCCACTAGGTAAGGTTACTGTGTTTGCAGGCGAATCAGGAGCAGGTAAGAGTTATTTCTGTTCAGGTAACGTTGTAAAACACGCACAAGATCAAGGCATCTTTGTAGTACTAATTGACTCAGAGAACGCACTTGACGAGAGTTGGTTACAGGCTCTTGACGTTGACACTAGTGAAGATAAACTTCTTAAACTAAACATGTCAATGATTGATGATGTAGCAAAAACTATCTCAACAT